GCCGACCGGATGTGTCGGGCACTGGCTCGTTCGGTGCTGTGGATGGCAAGAATTCTACGTTTACGCTCTCGACCACCCCGGTCGGCGTAGTCTTTGTTTTTTACAATGGCCTTCTGCAAACGCCGGGGCAGGGCTACACGATTTCGGGCAACAGCTTGAAGTTGTCCTGGACGCCGATCGCCGGCGACACTGTGGTCGCGATGTATTTCAGCAACGCCTCATGAAAGTGCGGATTTTCAAGTGCCGTGCCTCGCGCTCGAACGTGTGGGTGGCCGTGTATGACGGCAAGCACTACCCGTTTACGTGTCCTGCTGGCGGCTTTTCTGCGGTGCTGGCGGCGGCTTGCAATCCGAATTCTGTCGGGCGATTTGTATCTTGCGATGCCCGTTACTTCGTGGCGCCCAACTAAGTGCAACTGCCGCGGGCTCGGATTGTGCGTGGTGTGCGACTGGCGGGGCTTTCGTACCGGCTGCCGCAAGCGGTCCGGCGCTCCGCGTTATCAAACGCGCGAGGATGAACCGGAAGAAGACACCGAATGTTTTTTCGCTGGCGGCCAGAGAGCGAATGCGCTGATACTCAGGAGGAGACCGCAGGGCCTCAGATAGGAGAATCAGCAATGCCCACGAGTACCAAGAAGAAAGCCTCACCCGCCAAGACGAAGACAGCCACGGCGTCGGCCGCGCGTCCACCGGGCGGCGCAGCGAAGAAGTCCGTTAAAAAGAAAATGAAGTAAGCAAGTCAGAGTCGTTCAAACAAACCCACCATTCAAAACCGCACCCTCGGCTCCCCGCCGGGCGGTGCGGTTTTTTTTGGCACGCGTACGGCACACAGCGAGAACGTGCCTCGAAAGCCCCACTGGTTTTAAAGACTTCCGTTGGTGCTGGAGGTGGGAATAGGGGTACGGACTTCGCTCAATTGTTGAGTGAGACATTACTCTGGTGTGGCGAGGCGCCTATGCGGAAAAACATTGGGAAAAAGCGGCCTTTTTTGGTCCCAGTGAGTCACTCTGGGCAGACTGACTCACCCAAGCGAAAATTCGAGCGCATCGAACTGGATGCCTCGATGTACTTGGAAATAGAGGAGATACAGGCGCTCTTTAAGGCCATCGAGTCGAAGCGCGATCGCGCGATTTTCCGCCTGGTCTACCATCGCGGCCTGCGGGCCCACGAGGTCGGGCTCTTCCAGCTCTCCGACTTCCGCGATCGCGACGGCGTGCTGTATGTCCGTCGCGGCAAGGGGAGTATTAGCCGCGAGTTTCCGCTCATCGATGAGGAGCTGCGAGCTCTGCGTGCTTATCTGCGCGTTGAACGTGGCACGGCGCCTGGTCCGATGTTCCCGTCTCGACAGGGTGCGCGAGGAATCAGCCGGCAGCAGCTCGATCGGCTGATGAAGCGGTATTGCCAGCTCGCCGGCATCCGTCCGGAGAAAGCTCACATGCACGCGTTGAAGCACTCTTGCGGAACTCACCTCAGCGATCGCGGAGCGTCACCGCAAGAAATCCAGTTCTGGTTGGGTCACCGTGACTCGAGCTCGACTGACATTTACACCCACTTCAGCCCCAGTCGGCGCAAGGCGGCCTACGATCGGCACCGCGACTGGCGCTGAGTATCACAAATTTGTGATACGCCTGGCCGTGTGCGGGCGCCGCGCCGTTTGAATTTAATCAAAGGAATCAAAAAATCAATTGCGGAGCGCGCGCACGATGTGGACGCCAAGCACCACTTTGGTGAGTTCCTGCAGAAAGTGCGGATCGTTGGTGATCTCGTCCACTTCTTCCGGGGTCATGCCGCGCACGCTCAGATCGGCGTTGTAGCGCATCGCGGCGCCGCACCTGAGGCAAACGGCGACGTCGCCGGCACCGGGGAGTTCGAGTGATTTGTCGGCTGCTCCCGTGGCGTTCATTTTGGCTCCGCAGTGCAGACAGTGGCACAGCGGAGTTTTAGCGACACCTGGTTTCCATAGCTCCATGGCTTCAATCAAATCATGCGGGGGGCACGCCGGCCTTGGCGGCCGCGGCTTTGAACTGTTCGACGAAATCCGGGCGCTCCGGTTCGGGGATGAGGGCCTTTAACACTTCGCCGAGTCGCTGCATAGCGCGGGTGTCGGTAGAGTCCAGCTCCACCGCGATTTCCACGCGTATGGTGTTGGGGTCTGCGACCTCGTTTTCAGCCAGGCGCGAGACGAGAATTTTGTTCTTCATCATGAATCAAGGTAATCAAATTGCCACGAGGCGGTAAGCGCGAGAACGCCGGGCGCAAAGCCGGCTCATTGACGGCTCGGACACGCGCGATCGCGGAGGTCGCGATCGACGAAGGGATCACCCCCCTCGAAGTGATGCTGAAAACCATGCGCTTGCTGGCAGCGCAAGACCACTGGGTCGAAGCGGCCGACGTCGCAAAGAGCGCGGCGCCGTACCTGCATCCGAAACTCTCGAGTGTTGAGCACACCGGGCGCGACGGCGATCCGCTGGTCCCGGACAGGATCGAGATCGTCTTCGTTAAGTGACGGGTTTGCGCGGGAGCTTCGCGGCGAGTGTTGGGTCACCCGCAAAACCGCACCAGATACAAAGCACGGCGGCGCCGGTGCGGAGTGCATATTGCGCGCTCTCGGTCATGACCATCGTTGGGATTCCGCACTGCTGACAGGGAACGTCCTCGCCCGGGGCAACCGCTTCGATGGCAGCCAGCAGGCCGGCTTGGCGCAGTAGCTCTCGATGCCCGCCGATGATGAACGCCATAAAGAAACGGGCCGGAGGCTGAAAGTCGAAACAAGCTTGCCTAACGCGCAAGGCAGCCGCGAGCTTCGGACCCGCAGCCCCGACCACTTACTTAGTTTGCACCCACCTTTGAATGCAGGTTGAATTTCCCGAAAAGCTGCAGCCGCTCTTCGAGCCGCACCGCTACCTGATTCTCTACGGCGGCCGCGGCGGCATCAAAAGCTGGTCCGTGGCGCGCTCGCTGGTGCTCCGGGCAAGCAAACAGAAGCTGCGCTGGCTGTGTGCGCGCGAGCTAATGAAGTCGCTCGCCGAATCGGTGCATCACTTACTTGAAACGCAGATCAAGCTATGCGGACTGGAGTCGTCCTGGCGCATCGAGAAGGGCGGCATCTATGGGCCGCACGGGAGCGAATTCGCGTTCACAGGCCTGCGCGATGCGCACAATCTGAAGTCGTTCGAGGACTTCGATGGGGTTTGGGTCGAGGAAGCGGCCAACGTCACCAAGCGGAGCTGGGATATGTTGATCCCGACCATCCGCAAGCCGGGCTCGCAGATCATCATCACCTACAACCCGGAACTCGATTCGGATGAGACGCACAAGCGTTTCGTGCTGAAGCCGCCACCGGGCGCCATCGTCATTAAGACCTCCTGGCGCGATAACAAGTGGCTGAGCGAAGAGCTGCGTTACGAGAAGGATCACTGCGAGACGGTGGATCCGGATGGCTATTTAACCATCTGGGAAGGCCACTGCAAGCAAACGCTCGACGGCGCGATCTACGCGAACGAGATGCGAGCGTTGACGACACGCGGCGGAATCTGCCGCGTGCCGTACGACCCTACGTTGCCAGTGCACACGTTCTGGGACTTGGGAATCGCCGATTGCACGAGCATCTGGTTCGTGCAGGCCGCGGCGTTCGAATTTCGCTTCATCGACTTCTATCAGAATCGCAACCGGGCGTTGCCGTTCTATCTGAAGATGCTGCAGGATCGCGGCTATGTCTACGGCTTCCACCATCTGCCGCACGATGGACGCCGGCGCGATCTCGGAACGGGCAAGTCGATCGAGCATCACATGATCGAAGCAGCACTCAAGGTGAAGATCGTTCCGGAGATCGGGCTCACCAACGGCATGAACGCGGCGCGCACGCTGTTCCCGCGCGCGTTCTTCGACGAGGAGCGCTGCGCCGATGGCTTGAACTGCTTGCGCCGGTATGTGTGGAAGGTGGATCCGCTCACGCGCATCTACTCGAAAGAACCGCTGCACGATGACAACTCGCACGGGGCGGATGCGTACCGCATGGCGGCCGTTGGATTGACGGCGCCCGCGCGGGCCAAGGAAGAGCAGCGCAAACGGCACGCGAGCAAGGTGAGCGCCTGGAGCTAACGGTCAACGAGGTGGTAAATGTCGCTGCAACCGGCAAGCTGGCGATCAGCCTCTTCCATCGTCTCGGCTTTCATGCGCATGATCTCGATTAACCAGCCGGGCGACCTTCCGGGGTAACGGGCTCCGCAGATCGTGCACATCATGTTCAGCGCGGCGGCGTTTCCGGCCAGCAGGAGCGCGAAATCGTTCGCGATCGTTGTGAGCCAGGCCTTGGGCGGCTTGTCGGAACCGTATGCGTGCGGCTTGCCGGCGACCGCATGGCCGTTGGGGCAGACGAGATTGACGACGCAGGTCATTCCTTGAATTCGACCTCGATCGGCGTCAGGCCAGTCCACACGATCTCTATGGGGCAGGGATAAAAGGGGGGCGGCGGCGGGTAATAATCCAGCCGGAACTCGAATGCGGGCAGATGCTCAAATCGCCCTCGTACGTACTGCTCGTGAAGCGTCAACGGCTTCGGTGCTGGCAGCAGTGGCGCACACAACGCGGCTAAGAACGTGCGGCGGTCCATAGTGGCTGGGCCTCCTGCGTTGGGCCAACGATCCAGGGGACCTCGTGCAGAAACACGAAAACGCCGGGGTGAAAGACGAGCGAGTACGGCGGCAAGCAGCCGCTAATCATCTGATCGGTCGGCGACCAGCCTGGGAAGAAACGCCGGCGGCCGCCGAGTCGTTCAATTTCTTCGAGCGTCGGCTTCGCAATCAGCGGGGCGGCGAGCGCCGCCAGGAAGGATCGTCGGTCCATGCTTCCTACTCTACGAAGCGGACCGAGGCATTAGGGAAGACGTCGAGCGCGCACTTGCCTTCGATGCGTTCGATTTGTGCGGTGGCCTCCGGACTGATTTCGATCTCCACCGGCGGGAGTTCCGGATGTTTACTCATGGCTTTACTCGCGGCTTCCACGAAAATGGCGCCGCAGGCGTTGCAGAGTGGGTTCGCGCCGGCCTTCAGGCGCGGAACGTTGTGCGGCGAGACCTGCAGATACTTTCCGCAAGCGCAGCATTGGTAGCCCTGTGCATAGAGCGGGTTGATGCGCTCGGGAGGCTCGGCGCTGCGGCACAGCACGACGGGCTGGGTTGGATTGAAACGCATTTCAATATTTTCCCCCGTGGGTGATGGCGCTGTTGGCATCCATGCGGGCTTCGCGCAGCTTGCGGATCGCCGTCGTCCGATCGGGACACGGCGGCACGTAAAGAACGATGATCTCAACGGCGTGCTGAAGCGCTAACCGCACAACGCTGCCGGCGTCGATCTGCTCGGGCGTCCAGGGGTGGTACTCGAAAGCGTCTTTGATGGCCGCTCTCACTTCGTCGGTTACTTCGGTCGCGCGTGTGAAGTCGGCGACGACGCCCGCCTTTTTCATTTCCGAATCGACAAAGCCGTGCTGATTCGGTTCTAGTTTGTTCGCCATTGCTTTCCAGCATAGAGGAATTTTCAATGAGTAAGTTAACCACCGCCGCGCGCAAAGCGCTGCCCACGTCCGACTTCGCCCTGCCGGGCAAGCGCAAGTTTCCCGTCGAGGATAAAGCGCACGCCGAGGATGCCAAAAGCCGGGCCACGCAAGGCGTGAAGCGCGGCAGCCTGACGCCGGCGCAGGCCTCGAAGATCCGCGCCAAAGCCGATCGAATGCTAGGGGGCCAGAAGTAAGTGGCCGTTCTCATCGAATCCGAATTGCCGCGCTACATCTGCCACAAGGAAGTGGGCGCGCTCAAGATCACGGCCGTGGTTGACAAAGGTTGCGGAGTCGCCGCGCTCGAAGTGGATCCGCCTCGCTTCGGACCGATCTACACGGATGCGCACTGGCTCGCCGCGCACGCGCCGAAGCCGGGCGGGTATCTCGTTTTCTACAAGGACGGCTTTCGCTCGTATTCGCCGGCGAAGGCTTTCGAAGAAGGTTACACCCTCAAGCGGGAAAAGGTGGAACAACTGCTGGTTATGTTGCCGCCCGATCCGACCGAAGCCGATGTGCGCCGCTTCGCCGCCGAACTGTTAGCGCAAGTTCCGAAAGGGGCGCGCATCGTAACTCTGCCCTTCCCGCCCGGACTCTCGGAGGAAGACGCCGCTTACCGCAACGATCGCAAGGTGCGCGTGATTCGTCAGTACGACCCCATTTACAGCCAGATGTGCGTACGGCTGGATGTGGGCTTTGTTCGGGAGGGCAAGTAAGTGCAGATCTTGAGCAAGATGATTCAGAGCGAAGACGGCGGCGCGCTCAGCCAAGCCGACATCAACCGTGGAGCGCGCGAGCTGCTATCGCAGATCCCTGCCGGAATGGAAGCTCTGCAGCCGGCGATGCCGCAATCGGTGATCAACAACTATAAGTGCGGCTTTGTTGGATCCACCCGCTACATCCTGGCGTTCGACCCGATTCACGGGCGCGAAATGTGCCGCCTCGACGTAGGCGTGAAGGAGGGCAAGTAACATGCGCAGCGGCGGCGAAACAAAAGCAATCAATCATCTGCTGATGGCCAACGGCTTCGGCAGCATCAACGACCCGGGGCTCGTCTCGCAGCTCGGCTACGTCATGGGCATCGCGTGCAAAACGCACGACGATTTCCGCGACTTACTCAACAAGTGCACGCCCGAGAACCGGCGCGAGATGTACGAGTCGATGCGGGGCTACCTGAAGTTCGAGCCCAAACCGCTCGACCTTTACGTCTCGGAGCTGGGCGCGATCGCCGAGAGAAAGCAACTACCGGTAGTTGCAGAAGACGGAACGTTGCGGCCGTTCCACCAGGCCGCCATCGAAACCAAGACCGGCGAGCTGGCGATCGCGCAAGCCCTGGTCGCGCAAAGCATCGCGAAACGGACTCTGGAGCTGGTGTGCGTCCGCTGCACGGTCACGGAAACGTTCGGCGGCATCTTCAAGCAGGACTGTCTCGACGACGCACGTCTCGCGGGCTGGCGCTACGACGTGGCAACCGACCAAGAACTCTGCCCGCGCTGCGCCCGCTAACCCCCAGTAGTTAGTAACTTCCTTTTCTTCCCTCACAACCCACATGGCTGAAACAGCAAATCAAGCGCTGCTCGAAGAGATCCGCGAGCGCTTTCGTTACGCATCCGATATGTTCCGCGAGCCGCAAAAGCAGCGCAACATCGATATGCGCTATGTCGCCGGCGATCCGTGGGAAGAAAAGGACCGGGCCGCGCGGGAAGACAACGACCGGCCTTGCGTCAACCATGACGAACTAAACCAATACCTCAACGCGTGCGTGAACAACGCGCGGCAAAACAAGCGCGGCATCAAAGCCAGTCCGGCCGGCAACGGCGCCTCGGACAAGACCGCCGAGCTGCGCGAGGATCTGATTCGCACCATTGAATACCGCTCGCAAGCGCAGGGTCCGTACCTGACCGGGTTTCAGGCGATGGTCGAGGGCAGCTACGGTTTCATGCGCATCACGCGGCGCTATCTGCCGCGGAGCTTCAACCAGGAAATCCTCATCAAAACGATTCCGAACCCGGATTCGGTGCTCTACGACCCCGACTGCAAAGAGGCGGACTGGAGCGATGGCGAGTACTGCTTTGTTTTGGATCCGATGTCGCGCGAGGAGTTCAAGCGACGCTGGCCCAAGGCGAAGGTCAAGGATTTCGGACCCGAGGAGATGCGCATCGCGCGCGACTTCATCGGCGAAAAGCAGATCATCGTCTGCGAATACTGGCGGATCGAAAAAACGGAAGCGCCGCTCTATGAGCTTCCGGACGGAACGACCACCTACGACAAAGACAAAGCGCCGGCCGGCGCGCGCAGCCGTCCCGACGAAAAAAGAACCGTTTGCCAGTACTTCTCGAACGGCGTTGAACTCCTCGAAGAGAACCCGCAGCCGGGCGAACTGCTCGCCATCATTCCGTTTATCGGGATGCAGCGCTGGATCGATCGCGGCTCCGGACCGAAGCGCGAAATATCTTCGCTCGGGCGCCTGGCGCGCGATCCGCAGATGAGTCTCGCCTATCTCAACTCGCAAGAGATGGAAGAAGCGGGGATGTCGCCCAAGGTCTCCTGGGTTGGCTACGTCGGGCAGTTCGAGACCGACGCCGAAGCCTGGGAAACGGCCAACAAGATTCCGCACTCGGTTTTGCAGGCGGATCCCACCGTCGATGCGGTCACCGGGCAAGTGCTGCCACTGCCGACCAGGGTACCGTTCACGCCAAATTTTCAAGCGTATGAAGTAGCGAAGGACTCTTGCCGGCGTGCGATTCAGGCCGCGATGGGCATCAGTCCGCTACCCACCGCCGCGCAAAGACAGAACGAAAAGAGCGGCGTCGCGCTCGAAAAGATCACCGACGCGCAGAACCTCGGCTCTTATCACTTTGTTGATTCATACGAACGTGCACTGGCGTTTGCCGGGCGCGTGATCGATTCGTGGATCCCAGTGGTGTATGACGCCGAGGACCGCGAAGTGGGCCTCCACAAGCGCGACGATTCGCGCCAAATGGTCCGGCTCAACACTGCCGAGCCCTATCCGGATCCAAAGACCGGCGAACCGCAGCAATATACGACGGACACCGGCGATCACGACTTAACCATCAGCGCCGCGCCGAGTTACGCCTCGCAGGTTGAAGAAGCGGCCGAGTTCTTGGACACGCTGATTCAGAACCTCAAGGACCTACCACTAGCGCCGCCGCAAGCACAGAAGCTGCTCGCGCTGGCCATTCGTATGCGGGAACTCGGACCGAAGGGCGATCAGATGGCCGACATTATCTCGCCGGATGAAAACGACGGGACACAGCAGGCGCAGCAAGCCATGGCCCAAGTGCAGCAGCTCGGCCAGGTGGTGCAAGTACTGCAGCAAGAACTGCAGAAACTGCAGCTCGAGCGCGCCGGCAAGGTCATCGATAACCAAGCCAAGATGGCAATCGCCAAACTCCAGATCGAAGCTGGCATCGCGGAGGCGGAGATCAACACCAAAGCGCAGCAGGCGTTGGAACGCAACCAGTTCGTTGCCGATGCCTGGAAGGAACTGCACGGCGCCGCTCACGAAGCCGGGATGCAGGCCGATCAGCAGGCGCATGAACAAAGCCTCGCCGATCAGCAAGCGCAGCAACAGCAAGCGCTGCAATCGCAGCAACTTCAAGCGCAGCAACAGCAACAGCAGCAACAGGGAGAAAACCAGGAATGATTATCGAAATCGAATTGGCGGCACTCCTTGTGCTGCAGGCATGGCCGCTCGTCCGTTCACGGCGCAGCGAGCCCGTCGCGCCGATCGAGCCGCTTCCCGTTGCAGCGCCCGCGCCGCTACCGGCGCCCGTGGCCACGCCCGCGCGGGTAGCGCCGCCTCGTGTCGGGCTCGCTGAAGTGCTCACCAAGCATCGCGGCGAATGGGGACATTACGGATGGGTACGGGCACACTCGCCCGCCTGGCAGCACGCGCACGATACGCCTGGGTTCGCGCTCCGCAGCGAAGACGGACAGATCGTCGAAGGAAAACAGAAACCGTGAACGCGCCCAACGTCTTCCGCTCCGCGATCAACGTCTCGGCCGCCGGCCTCACCACCATTGTGCCGGGCACGGCGGGCTACTCGATCGTGGTCTACCAATACAAAATCGTGTGCGCGAACGGGGTCTCAGTGACCTGGGAATCGTCAGGCGGCACGGTGCTCGACGGGCCTTGCGCGTTTGCGCAGAACGGCGGGGTATCCGAACCGCTCAATCTTTCCGGGCACTTCGCCTCCCTCCGGGGCGAAGGCCTGGCGCTCTTTTTATCTGGCGCCGTGCAAGTGGGCGGCCATCTCGTTTGGGGGATTCAATAAATGGCAATCAATGAAGGTAATGCGGCGGTTCATGCCGCCGGCGGCAGTGTGGAAGCGCTTTTCAACAGCGGCACGCTGAACATCTACAGCGGCACGCAACCGGCCACCGCGGACACGGCTTTGAGCGGCAACACGCTGCTCGCCAGCCTCACCTTTGCGGCGACCGCTTTCGGAACCGACACCAACGGAGTAGCGACGGCGGCTGCGATCGGATCGGCCACGGCGGCCGCCACCGGCACGGCGACCTTCTTCCGCGTGCTCGAAAGCAACGGCACCACCGCCGTTATGGATGGGACGGTCGGCACCAGCGGCGCGGACCTGAACCTATCGACGACTTCGATTGTGGCGGGCGGAACGGTGAGCGTTTCGAGCTTCATTTACACGCAAACCAAGTAACTCGGCTTCGCTTCGCTTTAGCGCTCCATGAGCATTTCCCTCGTACAGCAGATCCAATTTTCTCCTGGATCGCAGACCAACACGATAACGCTCACGCTGCCGAGCGCTCCCACTGTTGGGAACGTGCTGATCGCGGCGTGCGCGTATTCGCAGTACGCCAATGCGCGCACCATCGGGACGCCGAGCGGCTGGACGAAGTGGGATGACTTCTCAGACACAAATAGCGATTCGCTCGCCTGTTTCTGGCATGTGGTGCAAGCCGGGGATGGCACCACTTACAGCTTCCCCATAACCGGGGCGAGCACGGATTGGTGCAACGCCATCCTGCTCGAGTGGTCCGGCGTCGACACGACGGCGCCGATCAATCAGCACTCGATTGTTGCGGGAACTTCCAGCTACGTTGCAACGCCGGTCACCCCCAGCGTACTGAGCACGCAGCCCTTAATCCTGATCACCAACGGGCAAGCGGGCGGCCCTTACATTGCCAGCGTCACTCCGGGCAGCTGGACGAATACGACCTATGGCGGGTCGAATTATCACGGCGCTTACGGCGCCTATTCGAACTCGCTGACGACGGACACCACCACCCCGATCGCGCCCACGGCGAACATGAGCGCGAGTTCGGGTGGAATCATCGAACTCGTGTTGCTTGCTCCTACCGGCAGCGGCGCCATCACCGGCACGGCCTCGGTTGCGAGTAAGAAGGCGAGCATCAGCGCGAGCGGAACGGCCACCGCTCCGACTTTCACCGGAACAGCATCGGTCGCCAGCCGGAAAGCTACGATCAGCGCGAGCGGAACGGCCACCGCTCCGACTTTCACCGGAACAGCATCGGTCGCCAGCCGGAAAGCCACCATCAGCGCGTCCGGCACGGCCACTGCTCCGAGCTTCACTGGAACGGCGTCGGTAGCAAGCAAGAAAGCTACGATCAGCGCCTCGGGCACCTTCGCGCCCGTCATCACGGGCAGCGCCGCCGTAGCCAGCCGGAAAGCAGCCGTTTCGATTTACGCCACGTTCACGCCGTCCGGCTACACCGCTGGCAACCTGACGCTCGCGCTTTTAGGCGTCGGCAGCTAAGACCTTTTCACGACTTCGCCCGCCGCGAGCGTATCGCCGGCAACCCGCAGTACCCCTCCCTCAAAAAAACATGGACGCAAACAACACGGCTGTCGAGTCGTCATCGACACCACTCAATGAAGTCCCGCGCGCCAACACGCCTGAATACCAGGAGTGGCGCAAGACCGGGAAAACGGAGGCTCCCGTCGCGGAGCCGAAGACGCCGAAAGCGGACCCGGCACCCGCAAAAGAATCTTCCGAAACTGATCCCGCCTCGGAAACGGGAACCGAAAAGCAGGAGCAACGCAAGCGCTCGAACGCGGAAACACGGCTCAAAGAGATACTCGACGACCTCAAGACGGCTGGTTACTCACCCGCTGAATTGAAGACGCTGCGACGCGAAGCACGCGAAGCAGCCAAGCCAGCAGAGACGAAGGCGGCTGAAAAGCCAGCAGAGAAAACTGAAACATCGCCAGCGGATCCGAAGGCGCCCGTTAAGCCCAAGATCGAAGATTTCGAGTCGTACGAGAAGTTCGAGGAAGCCAAAGACAAGTATTACGAGGATCTGACCGACTACAGAGTCGAGCTGAAGGAACGCGAGCGCGAGACCAAAGCGCGGCAAGCCGAGCAGCAGAAGGAAGTGAATTCCAAACTGGCTGAGGCGAAAGCGCGCTACGGCGACGACGCCGAAAAGACCATCGCGGAGAGCGCAAAAGCGGTCTTCAACGACAAGTCGGTTCCGAGCGCTGTCAAAGCGCTCATCAACGATTCGGACGTCATGGTCGATGTGCTTTTCACGCTCGGCAGCGAGCTGGATGAGTTTGTCGCATTGGCGAAGTCGGACCCTGGCAAAGCCATCCGCAAGTTAGTCATCATGGAGGGCCTGGTTTCGCAAGAACTGGGCAAGTCCGCGGCGACCAGCGAAGCGGTGAGCCGCGACGAGTCCGGCAAGTTCGTTTCCTCCAAAGAAACCTCGAAAGAACCTCCTCCCGCTAAAAAGACCACCCAGGCGCCACCGCCGCCGCGCGAGGCCTCCGGACGTTCCGGACCGCCCGCCGACGAAGTGGAGACCGCCGCAAAGGTCGGCGATTTCGCCACGTTCCGCGCCGCGCAGAACCGCCGCGATATTGCCGCCCGCCAAGGAAAGTAAGGCACTAAGTTGGCAAACAATTTTCTAAACACTAACTGGGTCTCGATGGAGATCCTGCGCTTGCTCCTCAACAAGCTTGAGGTTGCCGAGTATTTCAACCGCGACTGGGAACGCGATTTCAACAAAGAGTTCGCGCCCGGCAGCAACATCGCCGTCAAGTTCCCCCAGCGCTTCACGGTCAGCGACGGAATGGGTTACAAGCCGCAAGGGCTCAACCGCGTTTCCACCACCATCTCACTCGATCAGTGGATCCAGTGCGGTTTCGAATGGGATGACTACGAGCGCGCCGTCAAGCTCGAACGCACCGAAAGCGAGCTGCGCGAGAACTATTGGGATCCGGCTGCGGCCGCGATGGCGCAGGAGTTCGACTCTCGTTGCGCAAACTTCGCGACGCAGAACACATCCGCCGTGTGCGGTGTGCTCGGCACCGATCCGACTTCCGTTTCGACGTTCTATCAAGCACGGGCGATTCTGAAGCAGAAGGCCTGCCCTCCGGGCAAACGCGCCATGCTCGTTTCATCGAGCATGATGTCGTCTCTCGGCTCGAACATCACCAACGTCTTCAATCCGGCTGATGAAGTCACGAAGATGTGGAAAGAAGGCGCGATCGGCAAACTGGCGGGCTTCGATTTCTTCGAAAGTAACTCGCTGTACTCTCAAACGGCCGGCACCTGGGCCGGGGCTGTCACTGTGAACGGCGCCAACCAGTCGGGCACGTCGATCCTCATCACCAACACCGCTGGCGATACGTTCAACATCGGCGATAAGTTCGCGATGGCCAACGTGAATTTCGTCAACCCGATGACCCGGCGCACGCCCGGGCCGCTGAAGTCCCTCACCTTCACCGTCACACAAGCGCTCGTCGGAACCGGCACCGGCAACGATGTTTTGAACTTCCTGCCCGCCATCTATGGACCGGGCTCGCAGTATCAGAACGTGGATGCTCTGCCGGCCAACGCCGCGGCCTTGACGCTCTTCCCCGGAACCACTTCGCCCAACGGCAAGAGTGGCACCGTGGGCCTGGCTCTCTCCCGCTTTGCGTTCGCTCTCGTGGGCGCGAAGCTGTACGTTCCGAAGGCAGTCGAGAGCGGCGGTCAGGCGCAGGATCCGGAAACCGGGATCGCGGTCCGCAAGGTCATTGCATGGGATCCGGTGCGCTCCATGCAAATCAACCGCCTGGACTCGCTGATCGGGTTCGGCAACTTGTTCCAAGACAACGGCGCCGTCGCCGTGCTGGGCGCATAAAAAACAAGAATCGCGAGAACCATCGTCCGATGGTTCTCCTTTTCAATTTCAGAAGGAAAACCATGAGAAAACTAACGCTAGTCCTCTCCCTGGCTCTCGGCGCCGCCCTGCTTGCAGGTTCTGTCGAAGCCCAAACCGCGCTCACACAAACGACACTCAGCGCGGCAGTAACCACCACCAGCCAGCGCGTCATTCAGGTTGCGAGCGCAACCGGCATTGCCGCGCCGAGCTTCACCACCGCCCTTTCGTACCAGCTCTACATCGACGACGAAGTGCTGGACGTCCAAGCTGTTAACAGCACGCTGCTCACGGTGCGACGCGGCGCCAACGGCACCAAAGCCCGCACGCACGCGAGCGGAGCTAACGTGTACGTGGGTCCGGCCGGCTCGAGCGCCTTCATCGATTATTCGCTCGGCGGCAGCTGCACCAACGGACAGGGCAGTTTCCAGTACTCGCCCGTGATCGATTACTACGACGCGCAGACCTATGTCTGCACTGGCGGTCAGGTCCAGATCGCCACAGTCCAGGGTTCGCAGCACTTCCCGACCACCGTGTTTGTCGCGAGCGCTTATACAAATGCGACCACCACTTACTCGAACGTGAGCGCATTCTCGTTCCCTGTTTCGGCCAATCACAGCTACACCATGAGCTGTCAAGTGGTTCTGCAGGGCAGCGCCACCACCGCCGGGCCTAAGTTCCAGCTAACCGGGCCTTCCTCCCCGACCAGCGTGCTCTTCGCCGTCGATGGCGGAACGGGCGCAGCGGCTTATGCCGATGTCGCCGCCACTGCTTTTTCAAGCGGCATCACCGCCTTTGGCACACTCGGCGCTTCCGCTACTAACTATGTTCTGCACTTGAACATCGGCGTTATCAATGGCGCGAACGCCGGCACCGTGAACCTGCAAGCGGCAGCCAACGGATCCGGCACCGTGACCATTCAACCGGGTTCTTTCTGCGTCCAGGACTAAGTTCCCAAGACTAAGTTCCCTTTTGGCGCCGCGCTTCCCTCCGGGGGGGCGCGGCGCTTTTTTTTATGTCCCATTTCGGGAGCGGCGGCCGCCGCTCGAACCTCACCAAAGCCCAACGCCGCGACGCGGAAGCGGCGATTTACGGTCTCGATCCGCACTTACAAACCCCTATGAGTACTAGCAACCTGTCCATTGACGAAATCGAGCGCATGCGCGCGATTTTAGCCAGCCACGACGCGAACAACCGCGTTGGCATCAAGGAGTTCGATCTCAACAACCCTCCCAAGCTGCCCTACGTGCATCAGGAGTTCCCGCGCCTGGTCTATCACCACGGCCGGCGCATCCACCGCGTAGCTGCGGATGCCGAAGCGCTCGCTGAAGCGCTCGAAATGGGCTGGAGCAAAGAACCCTACGCGGCCGTCGTTGCCGCCGGTCAAACCGAAATCGATCTGGCCGAAGCCGCCGAGATCGCCGCCCTCGACGCCAAAGCACGCCGGCCGCGGCAGAAGTAAAGCCAACACAAAATGTCTACTTGGAACGACATCATCGCCGACGCGTTGATCGAAATCAACGCCTACGGTCCCACCGATTCGATCGATCCGGCCGAAGTGCAGCTCGCGATCCGCAAGCTAAGCCGGCTCATCGACCAATGGGCCGCGCGCAAGATCTTCGCGTTTGCGACGACGTTTACCGAGTACACACTCACCCCTAACCATTCCCCGCACTTGATCGGGCCAGGTGTGACCACGCCGCCCGATTTCGTGTGTCTGACGCCGGCACGTCCAGCGCGCATCCGGAGCGCTGCCCTGGTCCTCAACGATCAAACGCCCGGCGTCGATCTGACGCTTCGAATTCGCGATAGGGCGTGGTGGGCGAATCAGCGCGTCAAGGGCCTTTCCAGCGACGTGCCGACCGATCTCTACTATGAGACCGACTTCCCGAATGGTGCGCTTTATTTCTGGCCGATCCCTGCTTACGCGTACGGCGTGCGCCTTGAAACCGAAACAGCGTTAACCTCCGTTCCGCTGAACACCGCCGGCGAGGCAGACCCCACACAAACCTTCTCGGCGCCGGAAGGTTACGAAAACGCGGCCTATCTGACGCTGGCGGAACACTTGTGCGATGCCTACGGGCGGCCCATGCCGGCGAGCCTGCCGCAGCGTGCGAAAGAGGCGCGGATCGCGCTGCAGAGTAACAACGCGAAAAGCCGGCGCACCGGATCCGCCGACTACGGGGTCAGTTCCCGCAGGCGCGGCGGATTCAACTACTACAGCGGCGGGCCGGCGTAAGTGCAGTACAAGGGCTTCATTGGAGCGACTTACACCGGACAGTCGCCCACGCCGGCGTGCGATCGCTGCATCAATTACTACCCCGAGCAGATGCAGGGCGCGGGTGCTCCCGAGAACAACATCGTCCTCGAACTCACGCCGGGCCTCAGCGTGTTCTGCACGCTCCCGGTGTCCTCTGTGGCGGCGAAATATACCGACCCAGTCACGGGACGTGTCTTCGCGATCGGCGGCAACACGCTCTTTGAGCTGTCCGCCAATGGCACTTTTGCCGCGCGCGGCGCCATCGCGGCCGGGCCGTACTCGTTTGCTTCTCAGAACAGCGGCCAAATCACCATCGCGGCGGGCGGCCTGGGCTATGTCTTCACCCTCTCGACCAACACCCTCGCGCAGATCCCGAGCGGCGGGAGTAATGGTTTCAACGGTGCATCGCAGTTCTGCACCATCGACGACTATTCGATCGCGCTCACTCCCAACTCACGTGAATTCCAGATCTCAAGCCTGCTCGACGGATCCGCCTGGGACGGTTTGGACTTCGGCGCAGCGAGCGGCGGCCCGGACAACGTGCTGGCGTTCAATGGCCAGCATCGCGAATTGTGGCTGTTCACCGGCACGCGCTGCGAAATCTATGTCGATGACGGCGCGGCGAATTTCCCCTTCGAGCGCTTGAGCGGCGTTTACCTTGACACCGGCATTGCGGCGCCGCAGAGCCTGGTGCGCCTCGATAACACGCTGTTCTGGTTATCAGCGGACGAGCGCGGATCGGGCATTGTCTGCAAAGCCAACGGCTACACGCCGCAGCGCGTCTCGAATCACAGTGTCGAGTACTTCATTGCGCAATATCAGAAGTACGGCGGCATTTCCGACGCCGTGGCGTACGCCTATCAGGAAGCCGGGCACAGCTTCTATGTGCTGCACTTCCCGAGCGCCACGAGCGAAGTGAACGCGCAGGGCGGAACGACGCAAAACGTGGTCCTGGGCGCGACCTGGGTCTACGACGTGGCCACCGGCATGTGGCATGAGCGCGCTTACTGGAATGCAGCAAAAGGCCAGTATCAAGCGCATCTCGGCCGCTGCCACACGTTCGGCTTCGGGCAGCACTTAGTCGGCGACTATCAGAGCGGCAACGTGTATGTGATGTCTTCGGACAATTACGACGATGCCGGCCAGGTGATCCGGCGCGTGCGCCGCGCTCCGCACCTCGAGAACGAACTCAGGATGATGTTTCACAGCGAATTCCAGGTCAATCTGCAGACCGGCGCCGGCAGCACGGCGGATCCAAATCCGATGGCTTGGATGCGTAAGTCGGATGATGGCGGCGCCACCTGGTCGAGTGAACGTTCCGCGTCGCTCGGAACGGTGGGCAACTACAAAACGCGCGTGCGCTGGCAGATGCTTGGCGCATCGCGCCGCCGTGCTTACGAATGGGCGACCACCGCGCGCGTGCCCCACACGCTCGTCGATGCCTACTTACGCGTGACGCCGGGGCTGAGTTAAATGATCGATCCGGTCTTAATCCGCACGCCCGTCGTTGGCAAAGACAGTCTGATGACGCGCGAATGGGTGCGGCAGCAGAGCCAGGTGCAAGCAGGCTCGCAGGCCGCGCAGGCCATCGTCGAGACCGTCACCGGCAATAGCAGCACAGCCATTGAGAACGCGGTCGAGGCGGCGGTCGAGCTGCAGAACGTGGTGGCGATTGTCAACTCTGACGACCGCAACCCCGTCGACTTCGCGCCGGCGATTCAGGATGCGCAGAACCTCGCTCGGGAAACGCCGCGCGTCTACGATGACACCGAACTGAGAAACGCACTTGCGGCCGCCGATGTGCCGCAGAATCTCGGTTTTCAGCAGCAGCTCGACGCGCTTTCGGCTTTAGTCGCGGCGTCGGATCCGCCGCTGCCGCTCGCCAATGGTGCGACCGGCGTCATTACGATCCCGAAGCTGACCACCGCGAACGGCTCGATTACGGTGCAAAACGGCCTCATCGTCGCGTTCGTGAACCCCACATAAAGAAGGAAAAATGGCAACAACCAACGTTTCGCTAGTCGAGGGCTCGCTGCTCACGGCTTCGGCGGCGACCTACTACACCTCGCCGGTGAACACCACCACGCTCATTAAAAAGCTAACCGTCACCAACACCACCGGGAGCGCCGTGACAGTCACCGTCAATCTCGTTCCCAGTGGAGGCACGGCGCAGGCCTCGAACACGGTCACTCCCGCGATCGCGGTCCCGGCCGGCCGGACCTATGAGGTTTTCGAGGCTGAAAATCATGTGCTCGCGCCCGGCGATACGCTGCAGGCCTTCGCGGGCTCGGCGGCTTCTCTCACGCTCAAAGGCAGCGGGATCCAGATCGTCTAAATGAACGAACCCGCTATTCCGCAGGACTTGCCCAAACTGCGCGGTCAAATTCTGGCGCTCGAACAGAAGATGTTTGAAATGCCAGAGCACCAGATCAGCATCACGCCGGTGCATTACTTCGCGCCTGGTCTCTACGCCCGCGAAGTGCTGATCCCGAAGGGCTGTGTCGCGACCGGCAAGATCCACCTACAGGGCCACTTGAACATCGTCAGCAAGGGCGACGTTTCGGTGATGACGGACGAGGGGATCAAGCGCATTCAGGCGCCCGCGACGCTCATCTCGCAGCCGGGCATTAAGCGCGTGGTCTGGGCGCATGAAGATACCGTGTGGACGACCATTCACGCCTGCACGGAAACGGACATCGGCAAGATCGAAGACGCTCTCGTGGTGAACACGTATGAGCAATATGCTTTGCGGATCGCGGAGCGGGAAGAGGAGTTATGTCATTTGTTGCTGTCGCAATAGGAGGGAGCGCACTGATCGGCGGCATCACCAGCGCCGCCATCGGAGCGAACGCCGCGGGGAACGCAGCCAGCGAGCAGGAGCAGGCGTCTCAAAACGCGCTGCAGTTCCAGCAGCAGACCCTTGCCACCAACGAAGCCAACGCCAAGCCGTACCAAGCGGCGGGCACGGAAGCGCTCAGCACGCTCGAAAGCGATCTCCCGAATCTGACGCAGGGCTTCAGTCCGACCGCCGCAGGCCTGCCAAGCACGTTTTCGTACAATGCCGGCGACTTTACCGCCGACCCAGGGTATGCGTTTGCGGTCCAGCAGGGCAACAAAGCGATCGAGAACAGCGCAGCCGCGCGCGGAGGCGACGTCTCCGGAGGCGCGCTCAAGAGCCTCGACTCCTACGACGTCGGCATGGCCGATCAGGATTACGGGAACGCCTATAACCGGGCCTTGGGCACCTATCAGCAGAATTACTCAAACGCCGAGAACACCTTCTATAACAACGAAAACAACGCCTTCTCGAAGCTCGGTTCGGTTGTGAACACCGGCTTGGGCGCGAACGCGACCGTCGCGGGAACCTCCGAAAACTTCGCCAACAACGCCTCGAACATCGCGATCGGCGAAGGAAACGCGGCGGCAGCGGGAACCGTGGGAACCGCGAACGCGATCAATACCGGCATCACCGGCGCCACCAGCACCACCGCCAACTCAATTCTGCTCAATCAACTGCTAAACGGAAGCGCGCCGGCGGTGGGCAACAACAGCAGCTATACCAATCAGTTCGCGAATCAGGCGAACAACCCCAACAACGCTCCCATTTCGCCCGCGCAGTGGGCGAGCTATGACGCGACCGCCATCCCGAACTAGGAAAACTAACCATGCCCGTCGATCCCAATATCCCGCTCTCCGTTCAGACGCCGGCGCCGCAAGACCCGATGACGCAGTACGGCAAAGTGCTGGCTCTGCAGGGCGCCATCCAGGGCCAGAAGGTGCAGGCCGCGCAGCTCACCGGTCTCAACCAAGAGAACCAGATGCGCGACGTTCAGATGCAGCAGATGCAAACGCTGAACAACGCCTACAGGAGCGCGCTCACCATTGGCTCCGATGGCAGCGCCTCGATCGATACCGGGAAATTGACCAACGCGTTAGCCGCGGGCGGCGCCGGAAACCGAATTCCGGACGTGCTCAAGGGCGTGACCGCGTACCAGCAATCAGTCGCGAACCTCGCCGAGACGCACACCAAAGTAGCGGCAGCGCAAGCCGACGCCATGGGCAGCGTGGGAAGCGCGCTGCAGAAGGCCAACTACGATCCGCAGCTCTATCTCACCCTGGCGCAGCACGCAATTGACGCCAAAGCCGTGGATCCGCGAGCCGCTGCAGGTCCCATTCAACAGGTGCAGCAGTCTTTGCTGCAGGATCCAAGCGGAAACGCTGCCCGTGCCATCGTCAAGCAGATCGCCGATAACGCGGTGCAGATGAGCGAAAAGCAGCAAACTTTGCTCAATCAAGCCAAAAGCGCGCAGGGCTCGTCCGATCGCGGTACCGCCGCGCTGCAGAACTCGAACCGGCTGCAGGGCGAGCAGGACTTGAAGAACGCGTCCGTCAAGCTCGGCACCGCGCAAACGCAGGCGCAGTATGAAGCCATACTGGGCGATCTGCCGAAAAAGATCGCGGATAAGTTTCCGGATTCGAAAACCTTCGATCCGAAAACGACGCCGGCCGCGGCGCTCGCCGTGGGGGCAACTCCGGGCGAACTCCTGGCCAACACCCGCGCCGCCGGCACCGCCGCCGCCACCGATGCCTATCGCAAAGCCACCCTTTCGCAAGGGGCTCAGCGCATCAACATCGAGCAGCAAAACGCCGACACCAACGCCGCGCGTGAGCAGAAGGGACCGGCGGCCGCGAATCCCTACAGTCCCGCCGAAATCGACAAGCAGCGCAAGATACTCGACGGCGTGCATCAGCAGCGCACCGCGATCGGAGCGGCCCTCGCCACCGAAAACGGCGAGCAGTACGTGGATCCGAAAACGGGCAGGCTGGCGGCAACGGATATGAACGATTCAATCCGCGCCACGCTGACGCAGCAGATGCAGAACGTGACCAACCAGGGGCGCGGGATTATCAGCAAGTACGCGGCCAATTCGGGCGGCCGCATCAATTCGAACGAACTGCCGGCAGCTCCCGGGCAGTCGCAGCAACCGGGCAACCAGCCGCAAAAGGCCGCACCGGCGCCGGAAAACACCGTGATCACCAACGGGCAGGGTGTCCGCATGAAGAAAATCGGCGGTCAGTGGAAGACGATCGACGCCGACGGCAACCCAGTTACTAAGTGATGGCTGATACTTACTCCGACTTGCCGCCCGGCTTTCAAGCCGTTACGACGCCAGCGCCCGCAGTGTCGGATTTGCCGCCCGGCTTTCAAGTTGAATCGACCCCCAAGCCAGGCCCTTCGATAGGACCCTATCAGCCGACGCTGCTCGATCACATCAAGAGCTTCCTTTTCGGCGGCAGTGAGGGCGAAACGGCGCTCGGAAGAACGTTCCCGTCCCTGTCGGGCGCGGTGATGGGTCCGCAGTCGAACGACCAGCTGCCCGCTGTCCGCTTCGAGGAACTCGTTCCCTCCGGATCCGGACCCGTCAAAAACGCGGCGCGCGGCGTCTCGCAGGTTGCAACCGACCTCACCACCCCAAAGAACCTGGACATTATGGCCGCAACGGGTGGCCTGGGGGCGGTGGGCGAAGCAGCTCCCTTGCTCGGCCGCGCGGTCAACGCGGGCCTCAGCTCCTATTTCGCCTATCAGATGGCGCATGGGGCAACGGGCGCCGTGCAGCAGGCTTATAAGCAGTATCAGACGGGCGATTACGACGGCATGGCGCGCAGCCTGGGGTATGGCGGAGCCTCCGCTTTGCTCGCAGCCGTGGCGGGAAACCATGCCATTCAAAGCGGCTTAAAGCTGCAGTCGGACCTTTCAGCGGCGATCGACACCCACAACCAGACGGCCGCCGACCTGGTGCAGAAGGATGTGCAACAGGGCGCGGGCGTGGATCTCGGGAAGACGATCGTACCGGAGCCTATCAAAGTAGTCAAAGGCGGCGACGGCCAGCAGTACAGCATCGTTCCAGATGGCGCGGGCAAGAACGGGCGGCCGAATTACACCGTCCAGGACGCGAACGCAAAGAACGTTTTCGCGGGCAATGGCCGCGCCGTTCAGACCTGGTTGGCACAGCAGAAGGCTTTACCCGCTCCGGAGGCGGAAACGCCGGCGATCGTAAGGCAAGCCGAAAGTCCGGAGGTCGCCGCCAACGCCCCGGAGCGCGGCGGCGAACCATCCGGCAATGCAATCGTCACCCCAGAAGATACCGCACCCGAAAC